TGGGCTTCGAGAAGCTTGAAAAGGTCGAGTACAACCCGATTGCTGAATGGTTCTACAAGGCCATCAATAGCTACACCTTCAACGACTTCTTCAGCGGCATGGGTGCGCAGTACCATCGTGAATGGGATGAAGACGCCTTTGTGTGGAAGACTCCCGCCGAACGAGAAGCGGAACAGGTAACAGAATGACGCAAGACGAACTGATGTCTATGGTTCGTTATGAAGATGGGAACCTTTACTGGCTGAATACCGGTAAAGGCAAGAAGACCGGCCCTATAGGGTGGATAGAGAATAACGGATACCGTCGAGTCGAAATAAAGAAGGTCCGTTATCTGGTACATCACCTTGTATGGCTGTTCTTCAACGGATGCTTTCCGTCCAAGGACATCGACCATAAAGACAACAATCGGTCCAACAACCGAATTGAAAATCTTCGCGAAGTCACAAACGCGGAGAACCTTCAAAACCTTCGAAATCCACTGCCCGCAAATACGACTGGCTATCTTGGTGTCTCGCGATACCCGAAGGATAAGAACAGATTCGTTGCGCGAATCACATTGAATGGGATGCTTCGCCATCTCGGAATTTACGATACTGCCGAAGAAGCGCATCAAGTCTACTTGAATGCGAAAAGACAACTACACCCATTCGGTGAAATAGCCAAGGAACACCATGTCAGTTAGCATCTACGAACAACTATCAGAAGAACGAAAACAACTCCAAGCCGAAGGTCTGGTCCCCGAGTGGTACACGACTGCCGGTTGGCAGATGTTCAAAGACAAGTACATGTACGAGACGACGCATGTACGCGGTCAGTTCCAACGTATCGCTGACACGGCTGCTTCGCATCTCCCGGAGACGATGCAACCGCTGGCCCGCGAGAAGTTCATGTGGCTTCTGTGGGACGGCATCCTGTCACCATCGACGCCTGTTCTCGCGAACACCGGTACGAATCGCGGCATGTCCGTTTCGTGTTCGGGCGGCAAGATCGGTGATTCGGTCTACGACTTCTACAAGCACAAGCTTGAAGTCGCAATGCTGACGAAGAACGGGTTCGGCACATCGGGCTATCTCGGTGGTATCCGTCCGCGTGGTTCGAAGATCAGCACTGGCGGCAAAGCGTCTGGCGTTCTCGATGTCTTCACTGGCATCATTGACGACATGCGCAAGATCGCACAAGGCACGGCACGTCGCGGTGCATACGCGGGCTACCTTGAAGCAGACCACGGCGACTTCGATGAAGTGTGCGACTTCATCTACAACAACCCCGACGACGCCAATATCGGTTGGGTCATTACTGACGAGTTCATCGACCGTCTTGAACAAGGTGATGCAGATACGCACCGTCGCTTCCGCAAGATGCTGAAGCTGAAGATGGTACATGGTAAGGGCTACTTCTTCTTCGTAGACAAGGCGAACCGCCATCGTCCCGAGATGTACGTGAAGCACAACCTGTTCATCAACAACAGCAACCTGTGCAGCGAAATCATGCTGTTCAACGATGAAGACCATACGTTCACGTGTGTGCTTTCTTCGATGAACGTGGCGAAGTACGACGAATGGAAAGACACTGACGCGGTGTATTGGGCGACGATCTTCTTGGATTGTATTGCCGAAGACTTCATCAAGAAGGCACGCAACGTCCCCGGTCTTGAAGCTGCTGTCCGGTTCACTGAAAAGGGTCGTGCGCTTGGTCTAGGCCAGTGCGGTTTCCACACCTACCTTCAGCAAAACATGATCGCCTTCGAGTCCTTCGAAGCGCATATGAAGAACCTTGAAATCGCGAAGCACATCCACGACGAAAGTCTGCGTGCGTCGCAGTTCATGGCAGTCGAACTTGGTGAACCGGAATGGTGTAAGGGCTTCGGCGTTCGCAATACTCACCGTATCGCAATCGCGCCTACGAAGTCCACGGCGAACCTGATGGGCGGTGTGTCCGAAGGTATCAACCCGGACCCGGCATACGTCTATACGGCGTCTGGTGCAGCCGGTGAGATGGACCGCATCAACCCGGTGCTTCTGAAGCTGATGAAGGAACGTGGCGTCTACAACAAGCGCACCGTTGCCGACATCGCAGACAAGCAGGGTTCCGTGCAGCACGTCACGTGGCTGAATGACGAAGAGAAGAAAGTCTTCAAGACCGCCTTCGAAATCGACATGATGGCCGTGATCCGCATGGCATCCGCGCGTGGCCGTTACGTTGACCAGTGGCAGTCAGTGAACCTGTTCTTTGCTGCTGAAGAAGACGAAGCGTACATCGCGTACATCCATCAACAAGCCTTCCTTGACCCGAACATGCTGGCGCTGTACTACATCTACACGCAAGCCGGTGTGCAAGCCGCCAAGGGCGAATGCGAAGCGTGCCAGTAACATGTTGCTAACCCCAGAACGAATGCTCTGGGTTCAAGCGCCATACTCGAAAGAGCGTGGCGCTTTTTCACGTGCGGCGTTTGCAACTAGCATCGACGTGAGAACCCTAGAAAGTCTGTACAACGAATCATCGCCGCGACCGTTGAATGAGATGGTCTGGCGTCGCCTGAAGAACTCGGATTCATGGAACGTGCGCAAGCCCGCTGATGTGAAGGAAGACGTGTCCGCGATGATCGACCTATTCAACACCGGTCGAGTCACGGCCCCGATCATCCTGAATCACGCAAGGGACAAATACTGGCTTGTTGCGGGAGAACAACAGTTGCTTGTGGCCCGAGTTTCGGGTATCACTCCCAAGGTCGTATTTGTTCGCACGTACCGTTGACTTTGTGGTATAATGCGAACATTCCCAACAACGAGAGTATGAACGCAGTGACGTATAGGCAACACATCAACATCGACATGGATGGAGTCCTTGTCGATTTCGACTCGCACTTCTATGACGTTCATGGCAAGTGGCCGCATGAAGTAGGCGAAGAGAACTTCTGGAAGGTCTTTGACACCAAGCGTGACGGTTTCTTCCGCGAGTGTCAGCCCTACGAAGGGCACAAAGAGTTCATGAAGGCCGTCTACCGGCTGGCCGACATCAAGGGCTATGGCGTCCGCATCCTGACCGCTTTGCCGCGCCGCAGCACACATCCCAAGGCCGCAGAAGAGAAGCAAGACTGGTGCAACATGCACGGACTGTCACACGTCCCGATGTGTACTGGCCCCTATGCCATCGACAAGCAGAAGTGGGTCAAGCATCCGCACGACATTCTGATCGATGACAAGCTTCTGAATATCGAACAGTGGCGAGCCAAAGGCGCGGTCGGCATCCACCACGAACCGGGCGACTTCGACGCGTCGTTGGAGAAGCTTCACCTGTTGTCCAGTTTCGCTGACTGCCCGCTGGTGGATCGAGCCAACCCGCACGTCCGCTTTCCGTGAAAACCCTAATCTCGTACAACGATGACGGGACGTTGGTCCTGTACAACGCTGACGGGCTGATCGCGGTCATCAAGAAGTGCCCTTGGCAAGTGGCCCACTTGATGAGTGACGGGATGAAGGAAGCCCGCAACATCACCAAGTACAACCCCGAGAAGAGTCTATCCGAGATTCTTTCACATATTAACGAAGTCCCGACCGATATTCGCGAGTGGACTGACCAACACCCAGATAATGAACGCGATTCAAGAAATCCTGACTGTCTCCAACCGAATCCATAATGACCGTGACCTTGATACGATTTTCTCGCATCTCGAAGGCGAAGTCGAAGAACTGATGTCAGAAATCGACAAGGTGTACTATGGTGACGAACCGGGCGAAGATGGCATTCTCGGTGAAGCCGTTGACGTTGCATTATGTGCGCTTGATGCCGCGATTATCGCAAACCCCGGCATTACCGAAGCGCAAATCAACGAAGTGGTCAGCCGGAAACTCGCCAAGTGGGAACGCATTTACGGCGCAAAATGAAAGAGAATATGATTCTGGCGCATATGGATTGCGCCGAACGCTATGCCCGGTTGTCCACGGCACGTCGCATGAAGGTAGGTGCGCTGGTTGTCCAAGGTGATCGGGTAATCTCCATCGGCTACAACGGGACCGAACCCGGCGCAGACAACAACTGCGAGATTGAACCCGAGAATTGGGACGGCGACATCCAGAAGCTTGTCTCGAAGCCTGATGTGATCCATGCCGAAGCCAACGCCCTGAACAAGCTGGAAGCTGAATACGAAGCCGGAAGGTTGGTCTGGACAGAAGGGTTCGGCGCAGACCTGTTCTGCAACTATTCCTGTTGCGTGTCGTGCGCTACGAAGATGGTCCAGCACGGCATCCGGCGCTTCTTCTACCGGCACAAATATCGTGACCTGTCTGGGCTGGACTACCTAGCAGATCACGGCGTGGAAGTCAAGCAGATCGTTTGACCTAAATACCATGCAGATGAACTAAGAAATAAGGAGAACATCTGCATGGCAACCACTCACTTCGAGTGCAATGAATGCGAAGCTTCATTCGCGATCAAGCACACCCTAGACAAGAATTATTATCAGGTTCTTCATTGTCCCTTTTGTGGGTCAGAATTAGACAACGAGAACTATGATGTTGATGACAACGTAGACGAATGAAGATAATCAAGCAAGTCGTGATTTACTACACGGACGGCACGTATCAAGCGATTGATTCCGCCGCTGTCGCACCGGTCCTGATCCCGAAGATTCGCGATGTCGAACCAGACGACTTCTGGAAGCATCCCGGACGAATCGGCACATGGCCTACCCCGCCATTCGATACCGGCACGACCATCGTGGATTGACCACGCATAAATACCCGTACAACTCACACTGTACGGGTATTTTTTCTATGTGGCTTTACCAAGGTCAAGAACAGACCGAAATTCCTGAAGGCATGGTCGGATTCGTTTATCTGATTACCGATCACGTCAACGACAAGCTGTATATCGGCAAGAAGCTGTACCATTTTACCAAGACGAAACAGGTCAATCTCAAAAAGAAGAAGTATAAGGCCGAGTCCGATTGGAAAGAATACTTCGGATCGAACGATGCCCTGAAGGCTGAAGTGGAAAAACACGGCCCCGAGAAGTTCACCCGCGAAATCCTGCACCAGTGCAAGGGCAAGGGCGAGATGGGCTATTGGGAAGCCTACGAGCAATTTTCGCGCCACGTACTGCTTTCCGACCGCTACTACAACGGTTGGATCAGCGCAAAAATTACCAAGGCACATGTTGCAAAGTTGCGGACCTAGTATGTAGAATCCTGTCACGCCGTGCTGTGGCGGCGTTTTCTGACAGGAGAACAACCATGCAAGCTGCAACCGTCCATACCATGCAGTCCCCGATGCAAGCCGCGTTCGCCCCTTGGAACGTCATCGAGAAGTGGCTGAAGGAAGCTAAAGGCCACGCTCTTCCCATCTCGATCAACGGGCTATTCGGATTGGATGAAGTCAAGAAGGTCGTGCGGGACCAACAACAGGTCCGGGACATCGTGAAGACCTTCCTGACGAAAGGTATGGCTACCCAACACGATCTTCCCGCCGAGATGCGAACCGGGAACAAGCGGGACCGTGTTGGGTACATGTGGAACCCCGAGTACAAAGGGGAATCCTACCGCCCATCGGCCCGCGTCGTAGCCAACCAAGGCAAGAAGGCCAGCAAGGGCACCACAACCCGCCATAGCGCTCCCAAGGGGTTGACCCAAGTCATCCGGTCGGACAAGGCAGTTCTCACTGAACTTCCCAAGGCCGTCGAACTCACCTTCCAAGGCATGATGATTACCGTCTCCCGGAATCCCGAGAACGGCAACATGCGTTTACAGATCGACACAACCGACATTCTGTAAAAACGCTAACACTCGCGCAAAATTGATTACAAACAGCCCGTTTCGTTGAAAAACGATTACGGGCTGTTTGCGTTTATGCTTGACAAATTCCCAACCTTGGGTTTATGATTCTCCCATCGTTGGACATTCAACACGGAGTGACAAACATGACGAACCTGTTCCGCATCTCGCTGACGAACGCAACCGGTCATCACATCGAAGACAAGCCGTTCCCGAGTATCGAAGCTGCGCAAGCCTATGCCGACGAAGAAGGTAAGAAGTACGGCGCGACGCACTGCATGGCGGCGCTGATGGGCGAAGCCGTTCTAATGAAGGTCGAAGTCACCGACACGTTTGGCGGCGAAGCGAACTACTGTTGGGTCCATCGTCACGAACGCTGGATTCTGAAGGACACATCCGACCGTGAGTGTGTCCGCATCGCCAAGGAACTCGAAGGCTGGACCGGCCATCCCTGCATGACCGAAAACTTCGGCGGTAAGTCTGGCTTCACGATCCGCCCGCGTCACATGGCGCAGATCATGTTCATCAATTTCGACTACGATGTTGAAAATGCTTGACAAGAATTCCCAAGCTTGGTAAGATTCTTCCATCGACAACGCAGCACAAACAGGAGATTCAAACATGGCACACACGACGAAAGGTCACATCCTGAACCCGGCACAGGCGAAGCACGTGTACGACGCGATGGTGACGCTGAACAATATCAGCGGCGTCATCCACGCGCGTGTTCCGGCTGGCTTCGGCCACATCGTCACCGTGCATCAAGAAATCATGAGCGATGATGTTGTCGTGCGTCAGTACATGCGCGGGCGTGGCCCGGACGGCGAAGACGAACTCACGTTGGTCGAGACGTTCGCGGACCAGAACGCATTCGCTGAAGCATACGGCGTAGCGTAAACTACACAAACGACAGGTCCACTCAGGGAGAAAACCATGTCACTCACACGCTCGGAACGAGAACTGATGGAAGCACGCGAAGGTGAACTCAACGATGCCGAACGCGGCGTCATCGATGCAACCTTCGACGCGATCTACGAAGCCGCAGCACAACGCGGCGTGAAGCTGGCGAAGGACGACCGCGCTGCTGCATTCGAAGCGGCGATGATTCAGTTCATTCTCAAGTCACGGTGAAATCATGAACAAGAACCCCAAAAGTATTTTCGACGCTGAAACCATCATAGTCGTCTCGCAAGAAGAAGCCGAGAAGATGGTGTTCTGGGAATGGGTCGCACGGCACTTCTTCAAGCTGTTCTTTGTGTGTATGGCGCTGCTGGCCGTCGCGTATTTCGGCATGAAGTATCTCGATCAGCAAGAGAAGCGTACCGATCCGCTCTCGTACTACAAAGAAAACCCGGTGGAAGCGCTTAAGGACGGCTACAAGCCAACCGAAGCTGAACTGACGGCAAGATACGGCCCGAAGACCGAAGTGACGGCTGACGGCCAGCTATGCTCGTCGGGCCGTTGTCCGGGCGGTTATGCCACGATGGAAGACTACCACAAGGCCAATGACGCGAAGGATGCCGAATTCGCAGCCGAGTACGAGCGTCAACGGCAAGCCCGCTACAACGCGCTGCACGCAAACGATCAGTGACCGTGTGGTATGGTGTAGGTTTCTTTTGAAAATGGGGGACAGTATGGCAGAGCAACGACCGGTATTTGACATCGTGCGGCACATGGTTCGCATCGGAGAACACCCGGAACACAAGGCGCTGCGCGAGCGCACCGAAGCCCGTCTCGCAGCCCTGAAGCAATCCGGGAAGCTGTATGAAGAACGCAAGAACACCCGCGATTGACCAAACCTGACGGCGTTGTAGTGTATTCGCAACGCCGTCTGTCTGTTGCACAATTCCCAAAGTTGGTGTATAATACGCAGTATTGTTTGAGCAGTTTCTACATGATGGCCGAACAACCACAAACATCATGTAAAGAGAATGATTGTAGTAGATTACTCTGGCGTCTGTATCACGCAGATTATGGGCGCACTTGGCGGCGACAACACCGCGAAGATTGAACCGGACATGTTCCGACATCTGTTCCTGTTCAATCTGCTGGAACTCCGCAAGAAGTACGGTTCACGGTTTGGCGAAGTGGTCTTTGCCGTGGACAACAAGCAGTATTGGCGCAAGGCGATGTACCCTTGGTACAAAGTTTTCCGCAAGAAGCAGAAAGAAGACGCTGGTTACGATTGGGACATGATTCATCACTGCATGGACGTGATGAAGGCCGAACTGACCGAATTCTTCCCGTACCCGGTGATTGATGCCCCGTTCGCAGAAGCGGATGACGTGATCGCGACGATGGCCGAATACAGTCAGACTCATGACGTGAAGACGGACATGTTTGGCGAGACTGAAGCCAAGCCGTTCCTGATCGTGGCGTCTGACACGGACCTGACGCAATGTCAGAAATATCCGAATGTCAAGCAAATCTCCCCGTACACGAAGGAACAGGTCTTGCCGAAGCTGGAAAAGAGTGGCGAGAAGGTGAAGGTTCCGCTTCAGGAATACATTCTCGATCACCTGTTGACCGGCGATAGCGGCGACTCGATCCCGAACATTTTGACGGAAGATGACTTCTTCCAGAAGAAGTTCGACAATCCCGATGTGAAGGTGCGCCAGAAGTCCGTGACTGCGAAGATCAAGGACTTCTATCTTCCGCAGTGGATGGAACACGGCGAGATTCGCGAGTTCCGCGACGAGACGGAAGAGAAGCGTTTCAAGCGCAACTTCAAGATGATTCACTTCGATGCAATCCCGGATCGCGTGAAGAACAACGTGATCGCAGCCTACGAAGGCCAGCTTGGTAAGGACCGGTCGCAGTTGCTTGATTACTTCGTGCGCAACCGGCTGAAGAACTTGATGGATGAACTAGAGAACTTCTGAACATGAAGACACCCGGAATCAAATACGGCCACGACCGTAACGGCAACGAGATTTACCCGCGAGATGGTGAACGCATTCTCGAAGAAGGCGAACCCCTGCCCGCAGTCTATCGACCTTGGCTGAATGGTTCCGGGTGGTTGGGTCCGACCAAGCTGCACACGCATCCGGGCGCAAACCTGACCGCGTGCGTATTCGGCAACTATTGGGCCTATGCGGTCCCGGAACGTCAGCCGGTACAACCAGTCATCCAAGAAGTCGAGAAGCCCGCAGAACCGATTCTGGTGGTTCCTGAAGCCATCCCGGACCCGGTTCCCGAACCAACCCCGGTCGTGAAGACGAAGAAGCGCCGCGCGCAAGAACGTCCCATTACCAACGAACTTATGTTTGACGACGAATGACGACACTCAAAATCTCACTGTCCGAACCTTGGGACATCAAGACGAAGGCCGCTGCGGCGAAGTACATCTCCGACAAGATTGAAGAGATGCAAACGCTCTTTCAGAACATCATCTCAGTGGCCGACACGCACGATGTTCGCGTGTCTGAGATGCTTGACTGGCCGGAAGACATCGGCCGCACTGGTCACAACGAAAGCATGCGTGCAGAAGTCTACTGGAACCCATCGAGCAAGTATTGCTGACATGAAAAAGTACCGAATCGTACAGCGCGGGAACGGCAAGTTCTATGCGCAAGAGCGTTGCTTCCTGTTCTTCTGGCGCGACGCGTCGTGGTCGTCCGGGTCCGCGAATCAGTATCACTCGATGCGCGACATCGAGAATCGCCAAGCACAAGACGACCGTATCCGCAACTTCAAAACAATCAAGAAGGTCATTGAAGTCTGATGTCGAATCAATTTCTCGCAGCCGATCTACACCTTGGTCATAAGGGCGTGACAACGTTCCTTGCGCCGAACGGTGTAGACAAGCTTCGTCCGTGGGACAACCCCGACGAGATGGACGAAGCCCTGATCGAAAACTGGAACAGCGTCGTGCGTCCACAAGACAAGGTGTACGTGCTTGGTGACGTGGTGCTGAACCGCAAGCATCTTCACAAGGTAGGACGCCTGAATGGCAAGAAGCATCTCGTCAAGGGCAACCACGACATTTGCAAGCTGAAGGAATACGAACCGTACTTCTACGAAGTGTCGGCGTGCCGCGCGTTGAAGGACATGATCCTGACACACATCCCCATTCACCCGGCCAACATCGGTCGATTTGGTGTGAACGTCCACGGCCATACGCACGCACACAAGGTCATGATCGACTACGAAGTTCATGATCGTGTATTCGAAAAGATTCCCGACCCGCGTTACTTCTGTGTGTCGATGGAACAGATCATGTTTCACCCGATCACGCTCGAAGAAGTACGCGAGCAATGCGACCGCCGTCGCCAAGCGTTTCCCGAACTGTTCGATGTGAACGAGTGGCACGACAACTAAATAGACGATTCAACTCGTTTAAGAAACACCAATGCGTTTCACTATCCCCGAAATTCTGCAAGCTGTGTCGGATGCAAAGACACATGAAAAGAAGGTAAGCATCCTTCAGAACTGCCAGACCGAAGTGCTGGAACAGGTTCTTCAGTACAACTTCCATCCCGACATCTCGTTCGACTTGCCGGAAGGTGAAGCGCCGTACAAGAAGGAAACGGATGTCCCGGTCGGCAAGTCGCACACCAACCTGTACAAAGAAGGCCGACGCCTGTACCTGTTCCTGAAGGGTCAAGCGCCGAACCTGAAGCCGTACAAACGCGAGCAAATCTTCATCGAGATGCTTGAAGGTCTGCACTACACCGAAGCCGATCTTCTGGTTGCCGTGAAGGACAAGCGCCTTCAAGACCTGTATCCGGGCGTGACGTATGAATGCGCCCGCGATGCGTTCGACCGTCTGCTACCGCAAGAGAAGCCCGCCGAGAAGCCGAAGGCCAAACCGGTGAAGCTGGCAATCCCGGAACTACCGAAGCTGGAATACGACTTCGATATGCCTGAAGTTGCGGTGAAGGAACAGGTGAACGACCCTTTGGCACAACCGGCTTCTTCTACGAAGACGACAGCGGATTCGGCTTCGGTTCCAAAAGAGAAGAAGCCGATGACGGAAAAGCAACTGGCGGGTATCCGCAAGGCGCAAGAAGCACGACGCGCGAGCGCCGCCGCCAAACGAGCCGCAGCGGCGCAATCGAAAGAGTAACCGGCTGGTTACTCGATAAACTGAATTCGTTATTTGGTAAGGACGACTGGACAACGGTCGATCCTAACGTTGAACTTAAAGAATGGCTTGATACAAAACATGACAACTACCAAGGTCTTGAATGACAACATGTCCACACTGCGACAGCACAAACGTGCAAAGTCGCGGGACCAAAACAAATCAAGCTGGTGTATCACGTAATCGTTATCAGTGCATGCGCTGCCGAAAGTGGTTCAGTCATGTAGTGGGTGTAACGGTTTCGAGTGCTGGTTCGAATTTCGTTCCAGCGAAACCTGATCGGTTCTCTTCAAAGACGCCCGAAGACTTCAAGCAGTACGAACGATTCGTTATCAGCGCGGTACAGAACGACACGCCAGTGAACGAAGAGTTCTTGGTTACGCTTCAGTCGTACTGCCGGATGAACAACGCCAAGCTGATTCTGGTCCCGATCAAGTACAAGTACACGCAAGAATCGACGTTCGACGTGGACGAAGACTTCCTGTACACGCGTGATGTCCAACTGTCCAAGAAGCTGCGTCTACTGGCACACGTCCAGATCACGCCGACCATCGCAACACCGCTGTCGGGTTTGGATGAACAGAGCAAGGGCAACAGCTTGATTATCGCGCACCCGCAGCTACAGATGCGGACCCTTGCAACACTCGATAGTTCACCCGCACAACTCTGGACCACTGGCGCTATCACCTATGCCAACTACGCAGAAACCAAGACAGGCGAAAAAGCCCGCTTCAACCATTCACTCTCTGCACTTGTCGTTGAAAAAGACGGCGATCAGTTCTACGCTCGCGTTCTCAATTGTGACGACGCCAATGGATTTTATGACGTTGACGGCTACTATGTGGCCGACGAGTATCATCCGGGCGCAGAAGTAGAAGCGTTGATCGTTGGTGATGAACACGCGATGTTCATTGACCCGAAGGTGAAGGGCGCAACGTACACGAACCGCGATTCCATCGTCAACGTGTTGCGACCGGCGCAGATTGTCCGTCACGATGTACTGGACTTCTTCAGCGGTTCACACCATCACCAACACTCGTTCCTGTTGCAATACGCGAAGCACAAGACGACCACGAATCGTATCGAGTCCGAATTGTCGCTGACGCTGAAGCACATCGCAGAGACGACGCCCGAATGGTCACACACCGTCATGGTTGCGTCCAATCACGTCGAACACATGAACAAGTGGCTGGACACGATTGATCCGAAGCAGGAAGTATGGAATGCGAAGCTGTACTATCGCATGATGTACCTGATGCTAGAACACATCGATCAGAACGGTATCGACATCCCGAACGCGTTTCAGGTCTGGACGGAGAACACGGAACACGATTTCGTTGTCCCCGAAATGACGTGGCTTGGTCGGAACGAATCGTACAAGATTCATGGCATCGAACTGTCGAACCACGGTGACATGGGTATCAACGGTTCGCGTGGTAGTCCCGCGCAGTTCTCGCGTCTGCCCGACAAGATGGTTGTTGGTCACTCGCACTCGCCTTCGATCATGAAGGGCTGCTACACGGTAGGCACATCGACCGGTCGTCTGGAATACACGCGTGGTCCGTCTTCATGGGCGAACACTCACTGCGTGATCTATGCGAACGGCAAGCGCCAGTTGCTAACAATCATCAATGGGAAGTGGAAGAAGTGAACAAAGCATTGCATCACCGGGTCATCTCGTATGGCCCCGGTGGTTATCACTGTCCTTGTTGTGGTCCTTCGCAGAAGGCACGACAGAAGGAACGACGCCTTCTGCGCAAGCGTGAATTGCGCCTACTGAACAAGATAGAACAACAACAAGAACAACGAGATGACCAAGATGCTTTCGCTTAAAGAGTTCAAGACCGGCCTTGAATATCACGACACGTTGAACCCCATTCTGTGGAATGGGGACCAACTGAAGCCG